CATCAATCGGGTCAGGAAATGTCCCCCGGATATGGTCTAAGTAAATAGTACACGCCTCGGCATTTGTTGTGAACTTTAACCCGACACTGATTATCGCTATGTCATTGGTCGGATTAGATAATGTAAGAGTTACCTGTGTCCAAGTATTTGCAACCAAAGCAGGGATATCTATTGTCTCTACAGGAGAAGCACATTGGGCTGTATTGTCCAATAAGAGTTGAAGGTCGCCGCTTGCCCTTGTCTCAGTACATTGTACCCATAACACAACCTTTTCAGAACTGGACAGGTCAAGGGTTGTGATATCGTCTGCTGCTATAATATCGCCGCTTGCCAACCCCGCGCCAACAATCATCTTGGCGCATCCACTTCCCTGCTTTTCTATAGTGGTATCAAGGGTAACAGTCGCATCACCATCAACAAGTTCATTCCAGACAGCTTCACAATCATGAATTAGAAAAGGATCGGCATAGTCCCAGTTGGAAGTGGTTGTATTCCATCTCCTTATCGCATTATCTCCAATACCATAGGTAACGGATTCAAAATCAAGTATCTTAACAGGTGCTACACCAAAAGAACCCGCAGTAGTTACTAATGGACCGAGTATCGTCTGACCTTGATTCGCAAAATCAATGCCCTGAGAGAAGTCAAGGCGCGCATCCGAACCTACAGCCCTTTTCTTGCCGATGCCATTACGGAAGTCGTGATACTCTTCTAATTCTGCTTGGCTGAAGTCGGCGTATTCAAGGCTCCCGCTACCTAGTTGTGCCTTCCACGGATTTATTCTTCGTTGCAGTAAGTCCGAAGATATTTTATAGTTTACTCCGTTCAGTACTATTTGCCTCATTCAAGCACTCCCGTAGTTTCTTATTCTCACGTTCTAAGTATAAAATCCTATTCTCTAATTCAGTAACCAATTGCAAGTTCTAGATACTATGTGTATCTTTGTATCTTATAAAATGTACCGCCGAGCGATATCTGACGCATTATTGCTCCTATGCCGTGCTGTCTATATTCCTACCAGGGAGAATTACTACTTCACTAGCCGATAGAACATATCCGATAATTGTATTGATATCCCCACTCGTACTTGGTGCCGTCTCAGTGTACTTACCATTGTCTGTTCCCTCTGCAACATAAAGAGCAGCACCAGCCGTACCACCAGAGAAGCGTGAGCCACTCATAAGGGTTATCCCTGAAAAAGCACTTATTCTCTGACCCGATGCTCCATCCTCACCAGCGACATACTGTAAGGGGATAGCGGTCCCTGTTGTCGCTAAAGCACGTTTCCACCCACTACTAAACCCCACAGCATCACCGAGTTTGACTGTACCAGCAAGCAGTATGGTTGCTTTATTTTTCCCGAAATCTATAATTGCATTTGCCTGACTATCACTAAAGGCCACCGTAAACCTCCTTATATTTTTATATTTTTAAGGCTTGACATAGTCCTCCCTTATTCTAAAACACGTTGAGCTTTAGGATGAGGCCAGTTTCTCGGCTCATCGGATGATAGAATCAACGCCTGTCTGTATGTATCATCCAGTTTATTGCTCTGAATCCTGTTCTGTGGCAGGAAAGTGATTGCTTTCTGCACCACCCAATCCTGGGGGAGATAAATAATATCAGAGTCTGAGGTTACTTGTTCTTGTCTCCCCTGCCCTTCAATTCTTAAATCTTTACCAGCAGTTATAGAGTACCTTCCATCGTGCAATTTTAACTTACGTGACGCGATAAGTTCCCAATCTCTATTATCAACCTCACCTGCCTTTTTGAATATACCACCACCAGCGGCATTTTCCGTAGTAACCGTATGAACATAAGTCATTGTAGTAGGCAGTGTATATTCCCAAACACTAGCCACCAAAACTGTAGTAACGTCAGTTATATCAATCAGGTATTTCTCAGCAAGTGTTTCAATAGCCAGATTAATAGCCCTGCGGTACTCATCCTCGGTAAAGAAAGAATGCAGCTCATATTTAGATGTAGAGTCTATTGCTGCTGTAAAGATAGGGGTAAGGGTAAGTTGGCAGCAATCTAAATCCCAATCATTTACTAACCGTTCCTCCCCGATACCAGTTCCCGCATAGATATAGCAACGGAACTTGTGGTCATTGTAGTAATCATCTGCTTTGGTAAGCATCCTGTCAATACCAGTAGAGGTTGACCCACCTGTAAAAGTACCTATAATTAAATCGCCTACCACAGAGGAAAGGTTTTGCCTGACAGTTGATAAAGGATTGCTCATAATAATCTCCTCCCTGCAAACAATAAATCGCCAAGTGACTATTGACCCAGTTATTACAGAATCTCAGAATCTCAGATACAAACCGTACCGTCCCTTACTACTAATTACTCCCAAATTTCCATTAGATATCTTTCTCTGTCTTTGGGTCACAAGGTAAACCCTCATCATGGCGACAATCGTGAATCGTAGCCTTAACAGTTGCGTCATTGTTTAACATTATAGCCTTTGATTTCATATCTCTGACAGTATCCCTAAAGGCTGTCTTCTTATTCGATGAGATATTACTATAAACATTATCGGGTATAAACAAATCTATTAATATTCTTTTGCCAGCCATTACATATACCTCCTTACAGTATGAGCATGATATCGTACAATATCTTCGAGAGTTAAAGCACGATTATATAAAGCATATTCACCGAAAGTACCATCAAACTCTCCCGCTGACGATGCGTGTATACCCATACGAATATCAGTCCCCACATCAGTATTTCTTGTTCCGACTGACTCCAAGCTCTCTGTAACAGACACACTTGCGGGAGTAGCAGTTGTGCTCCCAACATACATCACAGGAACAACCCCTGCTGTAGCCGTATAGGTTATGGCCAAGAGTTCCCACGCTCCTATTGTCAGTGCTGTGGCTGTGGTGGTAGTAATAAGTGAAGCACCGCTAAAAGGATAATCAAATTTCACCTTGACCTTACCACCAGCTTCACCACCGACATAACATTCATTCCCTTTGTTGTAAATCCTACCAAGATTGTCACCACCGTCCGAATCAACATTAAACCATCCGATTAAAGTACCCCCGCTATCCCACATATTCTGAATAAGCTCTTTGTCGGTAATAGTCATATAGTCATCTACACCGTCAAAGTCATACCCGGTTACCACCTTAGTCGGACCGGTAACCGCTATTGAAGTACCGTAAAGGTCTATGGACTTGAGAGTTCCACCTCTTAAGTTAGGATGCCAAAAGGGACAGTATAAAACACACCCTGTAGGAATCGGATTATATGAAAATAAATTCTTGGGGTCTATTGTTATCATATTCCACCTCCATAGGGTTCTGGTTCATTCCAGTCGTGTAGCGGATGTCCATAAGGTCGAGCCTTCATCCCTTCAGAAAACTCCTCAAGTAACCAGCTAAAGCGGTCACGATAGTTGGGAGAGTGCTCAACTTTATCTATTAGTATTCTGAAGATTGCCTCACCCAATCTCCTTAGTCGTGGATTATTCTCAAACTCAAGAAACCTCTCCTGTATTTCTAGTAACCTCAAGGAGACAGGATGAACTATTTTGTGTTTATCCCCATCTCTCGCTGGTTTAGGGAATTTCATAGCATACAGTTGGATGAGCTTTACAAGAGGCTCATTAACCTCGTTTATGTAGTATTCTCGATTTTCCTCATTGATTTCCTGTCTCAGCAGCTTCCCCATTAAAGCTGCTCAACTATCAGAGTAAGTCTTATATCGTCTGCTGCTGTCTGGGTATAAGCTGTGTTGGTTACAAGAACTGCATATATATCGTCTACAGTGACGCATTTAAAAGGTATCGGTAAATTCCCCATCGTTGAAGTTGTTGCTATAGAAGTTGATGCTACGGTTGCACCGTTAGCCTCTGTTGATGGGAAGGCTATTTTACCGATATATTTTGTCTTGTCACCTTTAATCGGGTTGGTATTCGGCCAGTTATCCCTTAACTCACCTGTTGGTGCTGCATTGAAGAGGTGAAGATCATACTGCACTGCCTGGTTTTCTGTTTCGTTAAAGAGTCTGGCTCCAAGAATCCGACCATATCCAGCATTTGCCCTGACAACTGCTGGAAATGTAGTATAAGTCGCACTAGCCGAACAACAGTCCTCGTTCCCCACCACGTCCTTGGCCAGATAGGCACCTATTCCACCGTCCACCACTATTTCAGCAGAAATCTCTTTGATAGTACCAACTACCCTCAAGTCATCTCTCACCCAGTTAGTACCATCATAAGTGGTGTATTTGTCAAATGTATCATACTCTATGAAAGTAGACAAGGGTGTTTGACCGTGAGGCTTTGTATCTGTAGACAACCCGATATTCCTGTAAACTTGATGTTCAAAGACTGTTTTAACTGCCATGATAACCTCCTAATAATTCTCGGATTTTGCGGATTTTGCGGATTTTGCGGAAATAATATCTTACAACACGTTTTTTTTTAAATACATATTATCTCCTAAACCTTTATCAGATAATCATTGCTAGGTTTCCGTGATACTATTTTGTCTGGATTGCCTTCTTGGTGGCTGGATGCCGAGAGAGAAAATCCCCAATGGGCGGGACAAGACGAAAAGACTCTTGGTGCTAATTGCCCACATTTGGGGCAATTCTTATCTTCAGCACATTCTAACATTGGTGCTTTTAGTTCAAATTTACCACACTTGCAACGGTACTCATACAACGGCAACTTCTGCCTCCATAACTTCTTCAATAGTTTTCCCGCCGACTGTATTTGACCTCAGAGCAAAGCGTTCTGCATTAACTTTCACAAAATCGGTCTGCGAATTGACAAATGTGAACAGATACTCCCCGTCTGAGTAAACTTCACAGGATTTTAGTTCTTTAAGTTGACGCGCTTTCAATTTCTTAAATTCGGTTATTGTGTAAGTTGGTATTAATGTGGCCATTTATTTCTCCTTTAATATCCATTTATCCCCCAAGAGGTTTTCCTTGGAGAATATTTAAACAAGTATGATGAAGGGGTGTGAAATTCACACCCCTTCATCCTTTCTTTACCAATTACCAGAAAGCATGACCATGAAGCTCTCAGTATCAGCAACACCGAGAGTTAGAGGGGAGCCGATACTGATTTCCGTAGTCGCAGCAGCCGCAGGGTCGGCTTTGGCAGCCGATGTACCAACAACTACCGTTGTCCCCTTTGCAATAGCTGCTTGCGCCACCACTGATGCCGGACCAGCCATCTGTGCCCAGAAGTAGTAACTGGCGGTTACTGCTATCCCAGGGATACCTACAAAGATATTACTCATCACAGCCTTACTTGCAACCACATTAGCGCAAGGATGCTGGATAAGCCCCACCTGAGATGATGTGGTGAGGGCAATAGTCAACGGGTCGTACAGCGTGAACACAGAATTACTCGTACCACTAAATGCTGCGTGGGACTTGATTTTACGTATCTGCCCCTCACCTGCTGCATCGTTAACAATCATGTAGCCCTCAGCGATACCGTTTAGAGAACTGAGTGGAGCAGTAGCTAAGTTTGACGTGCTGGTTAGGGTGACATCGTAAGTCGCAGCAGCCGAAGCTGCACCTACGACAATATCGTCATCCATCTCAGCATGAAGAGCTGCTGCACCCTGAAGCGGAGCTGCAATGTTAAGAGCTACGGCAGCATTTTTACAGTACCACCAACCTCTCTCTGCCTGCAACAGCTTAGTGCCGAGGGGAAATTCTTGAGTGGCACTTTCCGCATAAGGATTGGGGGGGGCACTCTGAAGCAGGTCTTCTTTTGCTCCGATATTAGGGTATTGAAGAATATACCCGCTGTTGTTCCATACTTGGTGTCTATATGTTTCGTTTCCATCTGGCATTATATTTGCCTCCTTTATTATTTTTATTTAACTAGAAGGGTTGACGTTCATCAGGACGGCGGCGGCTCTCTTATTTGTCAGCCGCATACCGCAATAGAACTTAAGCCTCTTGCCTTTGGCATCGGCACCTTGAAGTATACCGAGGTCCTGAATCTGAGTCATGCCAACGCCATTTATGCCACAGAGACCATCTTCCGCAAATCTTGCAGCAAATATTGGCGAGGTGTCAGACCCACCGGCTATCGCCTGTTCATAGTTATATGAGGCAATGGCCGTAACTAAAGCCGTTGAATCATCCATGTTGTTCTTTATCTGGTCGTCTATGACAACTTTCTGCTCACCAAACATTGTGACTATTTGCCCCAGCTTTTCCTCTCTGACTATCAGGTTATTGCCAGCAGCCTCAGCCAAAGTTTCCAGCTTTTGCCTCGTCAACCTGCTCATTATAAGATGAGTGGGGAAAGGCCTTACTGCATCAACGAGTGCCCTAACCATCTTGATTGTCAAAGCTGCCGATGCACCGGAAGCTGCCATTAATACCTGCTTGTTATTGGCAGAGGTGCTATCTCCTGAAAAGAGCCAGCCATCAAGATCAGTCGTAGTGCTGGATTCAGTCTCGGCGATGAGTCGCAGCAATCCCTTGAAGTTTTTGGAGTCAGCTAGAGACCCGGTGGATGTGGTCTGCCCATAGACAGCTAACTTATCATAGGTCTGCCCAATACCTTTAGCTTTGAGC